CTGCTGTTTGGTCTAGAACCGGGAATTCTAGTAACATGTCTTTTCAAAGTTCATCGCATCAACAAGGCTATGAGTTTTTTCCGTTAGGATACGATGCTAAAACTTCTTCTACTGGGAGCGCTGTTGATCCAAAAACCGTTAGGTTAAACGGGTATTCAGGCTCTCCTATTTACACTGTTTTAAACTCCTTTAGGCCTAACGATAAGGATTTAACTTTTCCTATTACAGGTTCAAATATGACTGCCGGTCTTTCGATTCTTGTTCTTCGTCAAGCTGAAGCTCTCCAAAAATGGAAGGAGATCACCCTTTCCGGAGATTCTGATTACAAGGAGCAGATAAGCAAGCATTGGAATGTGCCTGCGTCGCAATATAATTCCTATCGTTGTCAGTATCTCGGTGGTTTTGCTCGTAATGTTGATGTGTCTGAGGTAATTAACACTAATCTTCAGGGAGAAGAAGGTGTTGCCGATATTGCCGGCCGTGGTCTTTCCGCTTCTAATGGCAAGATTAATTTCAAGAACCGCGACCTTTATGGCCTGATAATGTGTATTTATCATGCCAAGCCGATTGTTGAGTGGAATTCTCATAACATACTCCACCCTTGTTTAACTAAGGTTAAGGCTACCGACTATGCTATACCGGAATTCGACAGTATAGGCATGCAGCCATTGCTTCGTCTTAATATCATGTACAATGGTAATTCTCCCACGGTTCCCGCTGGATATGTGCCTCGCTATGCAGAATACAAAACGGATTTGGACTTATACAAGGGTTCTTTCGCAACGACTAATGTCAATTGGGTCTTACCGCATACCCTTACTACGGTTTCTCAAGCTCAGACGCCTCTTACTTATCGTGCGTATAAAATTCCGCCTACTATTTGCGACAATATGTTTGTGGCAAGAGCGGACAGTACCGTCGATTCTGACCAATTATTAAATACGATTTATTTTGATGTGAAAGCTGTCCGGAACCTTTCCCGGGATGGTATGCCGTATTAACATGAAGAAAGAGTACATTTGGCTTTTAATAGCCGTTTTATGTTTGGTAATAGGTGCATGCACCATTACCATTCAAATTCAGAAGAATACTACAAACAGTAGTTTTGAGAATTCTTCTACGAGTTCAAATAGTGCAGACTCTGCAAGTGTTGACTTAAAAATTAAATAATATGTTTCAAGAAATAAGACCTTTAGGCACAGAGCTTCAGGATATTACAGGTTCTGATTCGATTTCCATTGTTACACAGCCTACGGAGCTCGATGATTTTTACCATGAAGTTGTTGAAGCTTCCGAAAATGAATCTGTGACATTTATAACCACAGATATATCTCTGTTGTTTAATCAGCAGCGTTTGATGCAAGCATCACCTTTGGCTTTAGACCGGTTAGTAAACAATCTCAAGTCTGCTCGACCCGATCCTCTTAAAGGGTTTACGGACGACCAGCTCGCCTCTGCTGTTAAGTCTCGTTATATTCAATCTGCTGCAGACATGCAAGAATATATGCGTTCTGTCATGATGAATACGGACGAGGAAATTCAAGCTATACAGGCAAAGGCTGCAGAAATACAAGCACAGCAGGGAGCTTCGTCTCAGGATCCCGCTGAGCCTGTAGGATGAGTTTTTGGACCGCTTTAGGCGCTGGCATCTCCGGTCTATTTGGTGTAGGTTCTTCCTTATTGAATTCGTCATCTCAGAACCAAGCTAATAAATACAACCTTCAAGCACAGCGTGAGACGAATCAGGCGAACATGGAAATAAACCGATCTCAGCTTGATTACGCACAGAAGATGTATCAAGACCAAGTTGCACAGCAATGGAAGATGTTCAACACTACGAATGCATATAATTCGCCTGCGGCACAGAAGCAGCGATACCTCGACGCTGGTCTCAATCCGTACATAATGATGGGTTCTCAACCTGCTGCTTCGGCATCCTCTATGCCGGCTGCAGGAGTTCCTAGTCAGTTGCCAATGCAAGCTGCACGGATGGAAGCCTTTAATCAATGGAATCTCGGAAAAGGACTTAGTGACGCAGGAGTTTTTGCAAACATAGATGCAACGATGGCGGACGCTGCCAAAACGAGAGAGGAAACTGTAGGTGTAGCTATTCAGAATGAATACTTCAGACGGAATCAAGAGGCAGACCTGGCTATTAAAGTTTTAACAGCCTCTGGCCTTGATGAAGATACGAAGTATAAAATTCTGAGGAACAATCTCTTCGAGGATACTTATGAAGCTCAAAAGCTTAAGGCTAGACTTGAGCCTCATGCGATGCAATACACGATGAATCATCTTCAGTCTCAGATAGATTTGAATCAAACGATGAACCAGATTCAACAATTAAATTTGGATACAGGTCGCCAAATGCAGCCATTGCAGCTCGAAAGAGCAGCTCGGGAGATTGATGAAATTTGCTCTCGTCGCGATTTGAATTTCGCTCGTAAAAAGGAATCGGTCGCCAATGCTCTTGTTCAGAGTCAGGTTTATAAAAATATGCCGAAATACAAACAAGAAGAAGTTAACAAGATCGCTGCCTCTATTGTCTCGGAGCACGTTGTTATGCCTGAAGAGTGGAACCAGACGTTTCGAGGCATTAATGATATACTGGATGCTGCAGGAAAAGCCTCAGACATTTTTTCTATTGGCCGATTTTTCCGCCCAAAAGGCAAGAAATCTTCGCCCGTTCAAGGAATTCCGGCCCCTGTTTGGTACCAGTAGTTTCGTTTCGTTGAGTAGGAGAGCATTTCGCCCTCCTACTTTTGTATACTAACGCGTCCTGCATAGCCCCCTAAATTTTTTTTCTTTTTTCTTTTGACAAGCGACAATTAGGCATGGAGTAAAGTAGGACAATCAGTTGGCATAATTTAATAGAAGCGGAGCTTCTGTTAAATTATGGTAACGCCTATTGGCCTAATTTACGGAATACCTACCTTTGCTTTTCAAAATAAATAAGAAAGAAAATTTTTCAGTAGCAAAGGTAATTTTGTGTACCATTTGCTTCCATTGGCGTACCATAGAACTGCGCGCTGTCCGCATGGTCTTGTCCGACCTGTATGCGGTGTAACCGTAATGAAGCGTAGCGTAGTCGTGGTTGCACCGCATATAAGTTATGAGTTCCCCCTTCAATAGCTGTGCTGGAGTAATTGCAGCCCAACATGAGCTTTGTAAGATATTTTTACTCGATTAACTAAGCATTAGCCTCTGAAGAGGAAGCGTTTACGACACCGATGCGTTTCTATTTCTTCTTAAATTCGGATTATGAAATCACCACTATTTCCGGAACGGCAAAATCTTCCCACATCAATTTTGCTCTCTCCTCTTGGCCTACTTATGAAATAGTGACTAGAATATTTGCACGTTTCGAAATGAATTTCTATATTTGCACCATGAGTTGTCTACATCCTATAGAAATTGTGAATGCAGCAGGTAATTTGCTTAAGGTTCCCTGCGGAAAGTGTTATGCTTGTATAAATAAAAGGCGTTTTGACAATCAAGCAAAGGTTGATTTGCATATGCAGAAATATAAGTATAACCTTTTTTTTACAGCAACTTATTCTGATAGGTATCTCCCTACGTATAAGGTAACTCGTGTGTCTGATTCACGTATGGTGATAGTGCAAAAGACACAGCGTCAACTTTTTAACGACGTATTCATGCGTAAGCTTTGTTTTTTATACAAGACAGAGAAAGACAAAGAACTTTATGAGCTTCCTTTTCAGCGCAAGTATCATCCTGCTCGTAAAAATAGACGTGCACATGTAGGCACTCATTTTGATTTGATTCACCAGCACGATGCTTTCGGTGTGCTTTCAAAGAGAGACATTCAGTTGTTTTTAAAATCAATACGAAATGAAACAGTTAGAAAGAAAAAAGATGGAATTCTCCGAGGTGATTGTAAATTCACCTACTATATTTGTGGCGAGTATGGACCCGAGCGCTTTCGTCCGCATTACCATGGTATCATCAGCACCAACGATGCGAGTTTCGCAGAGTTCTTATCCAAAGCTCTTCCTAAGGTTTGGACAATGGGTGATTTGCGTGTCGAGTATTCCAAAGGAAGCAACTCTGGAAACTATTGTGCAGGATACGTTAATAGCTTTGCACGTTTACCTAAAATTCTCAGCTACAAGCCCTTTAGGCCTTTCGTCGTCCACTCTCTGTACTACGGTTACTCACCGGATAAAGACCTTAAAGGAGATATCTCAGAGATTACCTATCGGTACCTTGCTGAACGAAGCTATATCGTTGATGGCAAGCTATGTACAATTTCTCCCTCCCTTTCGTTTCAACATCGTTTATTCCCACGATGTTTTAGATATGACGAAAGCCCTTGGTACATCCTTTACCTACGGTATACACTCGTATCTCGATTGGCTAATTCGATTGAGCGGGAAACCGGACGGTATCTAAATTCAATTTCTGAGATAATTTCATATTTAGATACAGGAAAATCAAAGTATGACATATCTATTGCTTCTGGCGGTTACACTCTTGATTATCTTTTTCGTGGCAGCTCTAACATTTCTTCTGCTGTCCGGGCTGGACTTTACCTTTCTTCTCGATTTTTTCGGTTGTGTGATCGTTACAATCGTACTCCTCGTGAGTATTTTGATATTATTCGACAATATTACAGGGACAAATCTTCTTATGATTATCTTAAATTCTGTAGGAGTAGAGCCACTCGTTCTGTAGATTATCCTTTAGAGGATTATGTTTTCGACTATTCAAACATTTCATCTGAGGAAGATCCGTCTGTATATTTAAAATCTGATGTTTCAGAAAAGAGAACTTCGTTTAAGAGGCTCTTTTATCTTTCCATGTTCTTGGGCAAGGATTTTTATGATTTGGTCAAGCATAATAATTCATATAAGAATAGTTACATGTATAAAACATTATACATGAATCATTCTCGAACTTATGAAAATTCTATAAAACATAAAAAACAAAATGAAAAAAACTGCATTTTTGAAGAAAAGAGCTATAGTTCTTGATTTTAGTGAATTCCCCGACAGGGAGGACATTGAATACTTGGTCTGTGTGTCATGCCAAGGTAAGCCTTATGATTGCATGGTGCTTCATAGTTTTGATATGTTTGTTGAGTATGCTCGTTCTCATGAGCAATATGGTTTAACGTATGACGTTGTGATGCGCGCTACAACAGAATACGATTGTCGTGTGTCTTTTGAGGGCGAGATACCTTTTTAATAATTAAATTTTATTCCTTATGGCAAATATTATGGATTTTAAGTCGGTGAGTAACAATGTTCACCGTGCCGGCTTTGATTTATCTTCCCGAATGTGCTTTACGGGTAAGGCTGGAGAAATGCTTCCTGTTAAGTTTTGGGATTTGCTTCCTGGAGACTCTTTTGAGATCGATGGAAAGAGTTTTATGAGGACTCTTCCGGTCCAGAAGGCAACCTTTGGACGTGTTCGTGAGTATTACGATTTTTACTTTGTCCCTTACAATCTTCTTTGGGATAAGTTTGAGTCGTGGATTGTTCAAACAAAGAATGCTTATCACGCAAAATCTAATTTAGCTGCTGCAGACAACTTTACGACTTCCCCTTACTTTACGGATTCTGATATTGTTTCCGCTCTCCTTTCGATGAGATCTAAAGAATCTCAGGCGTATTTAGACTATTGGCACGCAGGTTCGGACAAAGCTGCGTGGGCTGAAGGCGATATGTTTAAGCTTCTTACATATCTTGGATACCCTACTTCGGTGGCTCCAACCGGTATAAAAGAGCTTGCGCTCAATCCCTTCCCCCTTTTAGCGTATCACAAAATTTACCAGGATTATTTTCGTTTCAGTCAATGGGAGGATGCTGCGCCTTGGACTTACAACCTGGATTACATTCTTTCAGAGGACAAGCTTCACATGGACATTACTGGCATGATGTCCGGTCGTACGGCCAATACGCCGACGATTTTTACACTTCATCATGTAAATTTTGACAAAGACCTTGTAAACGGCATGCTTCCTCAGCCACAGTATGGCGATGTTGCTATTGCTGGTCCATTGACAGGTGATTTTTCAGGATTATCTGCTGTTTGGTCTAGAACCGGGAATTCTAGTAACATGTCTTTTCAAAGTTCATCGCATCAACAAGGCTATGAGTTTTTTCCGTTAGGATACGATGCTAAAACTTCTTCTACTGGGAGCGC